ATGAAGAGACTTTCGTACCGTAAAAAGGTCTACTCAGACCGTCGATCATTGCAGGTACCAAGCCATGCTCGACGTGCGGCACGCAAAGCTAAACAGCTTCGTAAGCCTAGGAGAATTCGTCTTGATCGGCCTGTCTTTATTAGGGCTCCTGAAACTTTTCATCTAACGGATCTTCTTTGGCGCGCACGGTTGTTTAGGCTGTTTGATGAGGTTGACTTAGCGCTAAGTCAAGGGCGCAAGGTAAGTTTAAGCTTCAAAAATACTGAAAAGATGTACCCATGCGGCACCCTCGTTTTCATGGCAAGGCTTGACTTGTGGTTGGCGCAACATCCAGGGATGATAAGTTGCGACTACCCAGAAGATGAGGTGGTTGAGCAGCTACTCCAGCACTTCTCTGTACTTAGCAAGCTTGGTCTAAAGAGCCGCAAGACGATCAATAGTGAAAGAGTTGCGTATTGGCACTTTTATTCAGGCGCAAAAGCTGATCTGTCAGGTTTTAAAGATGTCACCTTGTCTATTATTAAGGGCATTGAGCACCCGCAGAAAGAGCTGTTTGCGGACTGCTTGAATGAAGCCGTAGTGAACACTGTACATCACGCTTACAAGAACTACACTGAAGTCGAGGTGCCGTCAGAGCTGCGACGCTGGTGGATACTTTCGCAGTTCCGTGGCGATCGTATGTATGTAGCGATTTATGATGTCGGTGAGGGCATTCCAGGAACCTTAAGACGTAAGCCCGAGTGGCTTGAATATTTGAAGCATCGACACTATAACGATGACAGGACGATTGAGTCAGCGATCATCAGTCAACGCTCGAGCACGTTACAACCTGAACGAGGGCAGGGCCTTCCCGAGATGCTAGAATTCTCTCAAAGCCTCGAAGGTGGCGGCCTGTCTATCGTCAGTTCTAAGGGTGCCTTTGAATACAACGCGGATGTCGAGACAATGCGCAGGCGTAAATATTCGCTGCCCCTAAAAGGCACGCTTGTCCAGTGGGAAATACCGTTCCGCAAGGAGCAAGAAAATGGAAACCATGAACTTATCAATAGCCAAACAGTTCAGTGAGACACCTGCAGGACGATATGTCCAGGATGGACCAGCGTCGGGGCAAAGGTTTCGTGACGAATTTTTGGTGCCAGCATTGCAGTCGGGCAAAAGAGTTTCTGTCGACCTGGATGGAGCAGTTGGCTTCGGTTCATCGTTTCTAGAAGAGGCGTTTGGCGGTTTGGTCCGTGTCGCAGGGTTTAGGGCTCCCGATCTTCACTCCCGCTTGACTATTCTGTCTGGACTGAAGACCTATCGTGATCGCGTCTGGCGATACATCGACGAGGCCCAGGCCCGCGCTCCTGCTCGCTGACTGTCTTGGATATCGGGCAGCTCATCAAGGACTATGGTCCAACCGTCGCGTGGATCATTGCAATCACTGGATGGGCGATTGGTAATTCTCAAGCAAACAATCGGGAAAAACGGAAGGAGTTCCGTGCCGAGATTACTGCTATCGAGGCGTCCCTCAAGAGTCTTCTTGAAAAGGTAGAAAAATACCTTCGCGAGGCGGCGCGCAACGATGCGGCAAGGAAACTTGAGCTCGAAATCGTTGTTTTGTTTCGCTCGCTAGACTTGATGCACGAGCGTTTGGATAAGCGACAAAGTGGCGGTGAACTTGGGCTCTATATAGATGTTGTAAAGCGCTATCGAGAAGAGCTTTACGATCTGGCTACTGGGTCCTATTTCGAGACTGCAGACCGTATTCCGGACGAGGAACTTCATCCTCGCATTCAGGCCCTTCATACAAAGGCCTATCTCCTCATCGAGTCCTTGCATGACCTGTTCTTGGCGAAGTTTGATGATGTTCGGACGGAGGCCGTGGTTGGCCCGCAACACGGTGTGGGGCTCATGTCTTATCTCAATGGCTTGATGACCTCGGGCCGCCGCCGGTAAACCCGTTCGGTAATCTTACCGTCGGCGTGGGCTAGCAACTGGCGCGCGTGCTCGAGCGTCTCGGCATCGCTGGCGCACTTGGCCCGCAGGTCATGCTCCGTAAAATGTTCTTCGACCTTCGTTTCTTCCATCACCCGGGTCATAAAATTGCGCCATAGAGATTCCCAACCGCCGGCGCGGCCGTTCTCGTTGAAGTAGCATTCCCCGACCCGGTTGCAGAACAGGTAGGGAGATAATTTCACTGGGTGTGCGGCCTTCGCCATTTCAACAGCCTCGCGTAGCTCCTCGGACCACTCGATGATCATCCGCTTTCCAGTCGAGCCCTCGGTTTTTCCTGGCTCCAGGTAGATCCCGTCATTCCGCAGGTCGGACATCGTCAGGCGGAGCATGTCCCCCCGGCGGATACCGGTGAGCAGTTTCAGACGGATATACGCCTGGGCGGCCAGCACGCTGCCGGATTTCCGGCGCGGCTCCAGCGACAGGCACTCCACAATCTCCCAGTCCTCAACGTAGCGCGTGCGCGCTTTCTCACCTTCCAGTCGGACCTCGCCTTTGAAAGGGTGGCGGTCCAGATATCCCCATTCCACGGCTTTCGTGAGCGCGTGCGACAACAGCTCCATTTCCCGCTTGGCCGACGTCTTGGCTTCGCGCCGATCGACGTACTGGTAGACGTGCCGCGGCTTGATGTCCGCCAGGGCCATCGGGCCGAAGGTCGCGCGCACTGGTTTGATCGCGATCTTATTCTGGTTCTGGGTGGTCACCTTCTTTTTCGGGATCACCTCGAGAGCGTACCGATCGAGCAGCGCGGCCACCGTCTTGGCCTGGTCGACGACCTGCAGGCGTTCCGCCCAAACCTTATAGGCCTCGGGGAGGTTGGAGCCCAGTCGAAACGTCTGCTTCCCGTCCCAAGCGGCTTCCTGCCCCGGCGGCACCTGGTAGTAATAGCCACCATGCGTATGGCGCCACCGCTTCGGCAGCCCCTTGTTCTCCGCTTTACGCTCGCGCGGCATTCAACGCTCCCCAGTTCGGTTCGGTCGGCGGCCTCGCGCGCTTGGGCGCGCTGCCGATACCGAATGATTGCTCAACGTGCGCGCGCAGGACAGCCAAGCTGCCGTCCGGGCGAGCGCGGTGCTCGATTCCCATCGATCGTAACACCCGCGCTTGCGCGGCCCGCTGAACGCGCTGCGTCAGGCTCGACACTTCCTCATCGTTCAAGAACATTTCGTTCATGATTCCTCCATACTTCCTTTTCAATTCTTGCCGGCAGCGCTCGCGAGACGCTGGAGTTCCTCGTTCGCTTTCGCTACCCAATTGGGACCGTGGCTCAGGTAATGATTCAGCAGAAAAAGGATTGTGGCGGCCTGCTCGTCCTCGGCGCGCCTTTCGATTTGTTGACCACTCGCCCGCAGGGCGCCAGCGATCTCGATGCAGGTGAAGTTCGGCCTGCCCAGGATCTTGCGCAGATTGTCGTCCAGCTCGAGCTGCATAAACCCTTCCTTGGTACCGATGCTCTCGGCGGCCACCTCCGGTACAGCCAGGCCGACGCCCCGGGCACGCAGATCCGCGATCTCGGCCTCCATCGCGCGCTCGACGTCGGTCGGCGCATGCAGCGGAAAGTCCGCCGCGGCGCCGATGCGCTCGCGCCAGGTGCGGACTGGTCTGGCTGGGTCGTCATCCCAGGTCAGTTGGACGAGGGGACGCTGATCATCGCGTCGCTGGGGCTTTTTGTCGTTCATACCGGTGCTCCTGTAACTGTTGGTGTGGTCGTGATACGATCTGCCGGAAATTTCACGGGAGAATCATGTTTTCGAAAATCAGGGAGTGGCTTCGTCCGTGGTACAACATCTACGCGGTGATGGTGCTGAGCGCAGCAGCTGGTCTTGGCACATACGAAGCTGTGCCTTGGGCAAAGCTCGACTCCACCGGATGGGGCACGGTTGGTACATGGGCTGGTTCGATAGGTACAGTTGCCACCCTGATCGGCACAATCGTCCTGGCTACTGCGGACAGAAGGGCGGCGCGAAGGCAAGCACATGACCGGGCCGTCCTTGCTGCCGCGGCATTGACATCTCGACTGAAGATCATTGCAGATTCGCTGCAAATTGCCGTGGAACACTTCCTCGATGACTCGTCCAGAAAGGAGCCGGTTGATTACAGAATGTACGGCAAAGTTCTCGAAGGCCACGGCACTTGGACTGACGACGAAATTCTGCCGCTTATAGTGCTTCCCAAACACGTTTGTATTCGCCTCGCAGTAATTCGTGCTGAGATTTTGGAAGTAACTCGAAAGATGCTGAACCTTGCCGATAATTTCGCTTATAGCTGGATTCAAGACACGCTTAACGAAAGGCAGGCGGAAATTGTGAGCAGCCTGATCAAGTCGCGAGATACCCTTCAGTTCGCCGTTATGGAATGCGAATCCGCTGTCAAAAACGCTGTGCGCTCTTAAATCAAGCTGGCACGCACCATAAGCGAAAACGTCGGCCTGGTTCATGCTGCCGCCTGAAGATCTATTTGCCGATGAATCGGCGTCGGCCTCATGGTTTGCATTAGCGCCATGATGGCCATCAGCTCGTCCATGTTCATCGGTTCGTCGTTGCTGGCGTCACCCGCACTACGCACGCCAAGGTCATTCGCTTGTACGAACGCCTGGTACACACGTTCGGTCGTCTTCTCCAGATCCTTGCTGAGCACCTTTCGGTATGCCGTGTAACGCACATCCACTTCGGCAAACTGCAGCGCGGTCAGGTCAAACCTCACGGTGCGCGATCGCTTGTCACGCCGGCGCCAGCTAGTGATCGACGTTGTGCCGAGCACGAAGGCGACGATTTGCGACAGCAGGCGGCGCTCGAAGTCGGTGGAGTACTTGAACTCGCGCCTGGTGGTTGGTTGCGCTACTTCGTCGAGGTCCGCTACCGTCATTCCGTATTTCTGCAGCAGCTTGTCGAGCATGGCCTCGGCGGTGGCCTTCTCGCCACCCACCCCGCGGCGCGCCAACGCCAGGATCTTCTTCATGCGCTCGATCGGCGTGCTCACGCTGCGGCCCTTTCCTCAGCCTGGCGCAGTGCGGGCGCCGCGGGCAGCGGCATCCAGTGCGTCACGCGCTCGCTGGTGATCGGCATGGCGTCGACGTAACGCCAGATCCCGCCGTCCCGGTACCCAGGCCACACGTCGTCATCGTTCAGCGCGAGCAGCACCAGAGCGTCGTCGTCGGGCAGCGAGACCGCGACGTGATTCCATGCGAGCGCGCTCACGCTGCTGCTCCACCAGTGGCCGGGCCGAAGAACGCGATGTCCAGCCAGTGGCGGAACATGCCGATCTGGCGCGCCGGGACGATCGTGACCCCTGCTGGAATTTCCACGGCGCTGCCGAACGTCCACAGCTCGCGGCGGTATTGATCGCGCGTTCCCGTGCGCTTCGCTTCCCCGCTTTCGTCCAGGCGGCGCAGGTAGTCGTGCGCGCTCCCGCGGCTGACGCCGAGCGCCTCGGCGACGTCGACGCTCGACATGCGCTTACTCTTCAGCAGGTCGATCAGCTTGTCCAGCTTGTCGTCACGGCGCACGGTCATCTCGTCGACCGTAAGGTGCCGGCCGCCTTCAAATTTGTTCGATGAATTGGTGGTGGGCTTCATTGTTGGCTTTCTTCTTTGCTGTGCGTGGTTTTGATCTGGATCTCGCTGCTGTCGATCGCCTCAGGGCTTCCCTTGAGGTAGACGGTCATCGCGACGCGGCCGCCGTCGTGGTGCAGCGTCAAGCTGTTAATGAACCGGTGCAGCCCGCGGTGGAGGACCGGCCGGCAGCAGTGCGCGGACTTCAAGAGCTGCAGGTGGTGCCTGTACGCGACCTGGTCGTTCGGCTCGTCCTGGGTGCTTGATACGGGACCGACCATGATCAGCTCCAGTCGTTGGCCTGCAGCTTCTTCACGTCGACCCGGGCGCGGCGTTCCATGTGCATGCGCGCGACGCGGCGCAGGACAATGCGAAAGGTCGGGTGCTGAAGCATGGCGTCGAGGGGAGTGGTCACGCGCAGCATGCGGTGCGCGACCTCGAGCGCGGCCTGGTCCGGTTCAGCGTGAACCATATCAGCGCGCGCCGGCGACGATGGTCAGGCCGTAAGGCTGGTCGCCCAGCAGCTCGGCGGTCAGCAGGGCGGCGCCGACGCTCGAGGCGGCGAGGGCGCTGAAGGTGATGCAAGCGGTTGCGGTACGGACGGTGATGAGGAAGGGGCGGCGCATGTGCTCTCCAGTTTGCGGCTCGGCGGGTGCTGAGCTTGCTTTGGTGGAGAAAGTATAGATCAGCTATACTTTAGAAGTAAAGGAAAACTATACAAGAGGGAACAAAAAAACCCGCCGAAGCGGGCAGAGTAGATCTCGATCCGTCTACAAGTACTTGCTACAACTCCATCCGGAACTCGTCAACTTTTATAGCCTCACAGGACGAGCTTGTGCACGCAACGCTTTCCTGTCGCCCATCTGAGCAGTGGGCTACAACGACATCCTTTTCTATTAGCCTTGCACCTAGCTCGAGCTCCCCCACTGGTACGCACTTAACTGACTCGAACACTGGTGTGGATCGAGTCCTCAGGTTCGCTGTCACTACAGTCGCATACTGGTAGACGGGTGAGGCCGGATTCTGCGGCTTTCCAATTTCGTCAAGGGCCGACTTTGCCCCGCTGACCCTTCCTGCCGCAATCTCCCAAATTTTCGCCAGCCCCTCGCCTCGCGGTACACCTTGGTGGAATCCAAATAAATCTGCATTTCGCGTTGGGAGGGAATATTTAGCAACAATAGGCGCTAATCCAAGGAGACCGAAAGGGAGCCCGCCTGCATACGCTAAGCTGTTATTCCGTTGGGCGTAAAAATCAATATCTGCGCGCCAAAATTCCCGAGCATCGTTATAGGCTGTAAGCGCCTCGGCGAGTAAATCGGCTGCTTGTAATTCTTCATACCCTTGAACTTTTGCGCGATAAGAGTCCAGTGCTATGGCAAAGCGTTGTACGTATGGCCCATAGTCGTTATAAGAAACGCCGATGCCAATTACACTCCTAAGTGCGTCGCCAGCAGAAAACACATCCTGAGCTTTTGCCAACGCTACATCTTTTTCAGACTGCTTTGGCAAAACAGGCGCTGACTCAGACACCTTCTCTTTTGGAACGGCGGTCGCCCGAATAACCTCGACAATACAAGTATTGCGATCCGCCTGCCGCTTGAGCTGCTCACAATGAGCAAGAAGGCCATCTTGATTGGGAGCTTCAGGCCTGCCAGTCGGCTGCTGCTTTACGGGAGCGGCATTCGAAGTGGCGCACAAAACAAGGCCGAGACCGAAAATTATCCTATGCATTTGGCACGTGGGTTATCGATGATCTTAAAAGGGAGGTTCGTCCTGGTACTCATAAAAAGGCTTGCTTAAATCAATTTCGAATATTTTAAGCGCCTGATCCTGGCGAATCCGTTTGCTAAATTCGTAAGTTTGATAGAACGAATAGCCTCGGCTGCCAATTGTATAAAGCATCAATGGCCAATTAGTAAGATATCGAAGACGCTCCCATATCTCGGCGAGCAGCTGATCGGCGCCTGAATCGATGTGGTAAGGCTCTACGAATGCCACCGATATTCGCGTCCCTATCAACTCAAACAGGCCGACTTCGAATTTCACAACCGCCCTGCGAGTTCACGGCCAGGCTGATAAATGACCCGGCCTACGATATCGCACTGACCACTTCGCACATTTACTGGCCCAAATTTGGGGTGTAGTGACCGAAGGTACCACTGTCCCCCGTCTTTCCAAAGCTGCTTTACACAGGCCTCGCCATTGAAGTTCACTGCAAAAAGTTCTCGATCCGCTGGCTTCTTGTCGGCCGTATTAATGACAACAACATCGTCTTCGAAGAGCAATGGCTCCATACTGCATCCAGAAACAGTAACTGCAAGCAATAGGTGGGGCACAAGCCCGAGCTTCTCAATTACTCGGCGCGGCATGTGAAGGACGCCGCCGTCCTCTATATCTGGCTCTGTCTCGTACCCGGCAATACCAGCACGCAGTTTGAGTTTTACCCTTCGAACAGGTATTGTGTCCGGCTCCTCGCCGATCCGAACCCGGAGAGCGTTCGACAGGAATGGAGTGTTGTCGTCGCTGGCCGCTGGCGCTGGCGACGCCGCTTGGCTCGCACCGCCAATACTGACCAAGACTTCTTGAGGCAGGGGGCGGCCTGTTATTTTTGAGATAGCCATCAGCTGTCGCAAATTGGGGCTGTGCTTTCGCGTCTCCCAATGGGAAATATTGGCCTTCGTATATCCGCGTTCTTCGCCAAGTTCGAGGGCGAGCTTTACTCCCAAGCCCTCTTGGGACAGCTCAGCCGCTTTCCGGGCCTCACGCACCCAGTCGGCTATCAATTGTTGCACTTTGTCCATCCTCTCATGGTATAGGAAATCTAAACCAAGCTGGTATAGAATTCCTTGACTGCAATGTATAGAGTAACTATACTTTGACGACCAATCTCAACTACTCACCCATCAAATGACCCCAGAACAAGCCTTGGACAAAGCGTCCGAAATCGTAGGTTCCATGCAGGCGCTCGGCGAAGAGCTAGGAGTTACGAAGGGTGCCGTCGGCCAATGGAAGCTTCCTGGCCGTCGCGTTCCCGCCGAACACTGCCCTGCGATCGAGCGCCTTACCCATGGTGCAGTCCGCTGTGAAGTTTTGCGTCCTGACGTCGACTGGGCGACGGTACGTTCGAGCGCTCCGCTGCCGGACGATTCCGGCGACAAGGGCGATGAGCAAGTTGGTTGAATAGTGCATTTTTCAATTGTCCAGCAGTAAAGATTTCGTCGCATCATTTTTAGACAGGACTTCCGCATGAATCACCTCGACGCTTTCCACCAGACAGTGCATTCCGCCCCAGGCGGCTGCGAATCACTCGCCCCGCGCATGGGCATGTCGGCCCCGATCCTGCGGAACAAGGCCAATCCGAACTGCATCACGAACAAGCCGACGCTGGACGAAGCCGACCGCCTTATGGCCCTGACGGGCGACTATTCGGTATTGCACGCGCTGGCTCAGAACCACGGCTTCGTGTGCACCAGGATCGACGAGCAGCCGGCCAGCGATATGGCGGTGCTGGAATCGACCACCGACATCTGGGCGCGCCTTGGTGATCTGGGCGGGGAGGTGCACAAGGCCATGGCTGACGGCCGCATTGAAGCGCACGAGGTGAAGAGCATTGAGGCTGCGACCTTTGCCGCCTTCCGTCCGATGATGCAGCTTCTCGCGCGCGTGAACGGCATGGCTGAGAAGGTGAAGAAGTAATGGACCGCTCGATTACCTTAATCACGCCCGACCTGATGCGCGAACTGGGCGCCGAAGCGTTCGACCGCGGCCTGGGCGTCGAGGACCACGAAATGAATCACGACGCCGCGGCGCGCAAGGACTGGCAGTTCGGCTGGCACGCGCGCAGGATCCAGCGTTCTCGCGAGCGCGGTAACCAGGCCGCCCAGCAGGCGCCGACCGAGGCCCTGGGTCGGGCTGCTGCATGACCACGCCGCAGATCGAGAACGGCTTCACCATGATCGCGAACGAGCTGCTCGAGGCGATCTTGGGCGGCGGCTTCTCGCATCGGGAGCAGTCCGTCATCCTCGCCGTGATCCGGAAGACCTACGGCTACGCGAAGAAGGAAGACGACATCTCGGCCGCCCAGATCGGCGCCGTGTGCGGCCTCGCGCGTCAGCACGTCACGTCGACCCTGAACGCGCTTGCCGTTCGCAACGTCATCACGAAGCGTGCCGGCCGGTTCGGGATGATCATCGGCGTCCAGAAAGACCATCGGAAGTGGATCAGCGCGGCGCAACTGAAGGTGCTGATGGCTGGTGCCGATACTATCGATTCTGATAGTCCCGAATCGGGACTAGTCCCAAATCAGGACAGGTCCCAAATCGGGACAGGGGGTAGTCCCAAATCGGGACAGGTCGATAGTCCCAAATCGGGACACACAAAAGAAAACCTTCCAAAAGAAAACCACCAAAATAAAACATCTTGCGCTCCGCAAGCGGAACGCGATCGTGTCGGTGTACCCCCAGCAGGCCAAAAAGGCCGGGCCACGAAGGGGCTTACCGCCGAACTGCAGGATCGCTTCGAGCGCTTCTACGCGGCTTACCCGCTGAAAAAGTCTCGCGGGGCTGCCGAGAAGGCTTTCGGCAAGATGAAGCCGGACGAGGAACTGGTCGGCCAGATGCTGGCCGGCCTGGAGCGGCGCAGGGTGTCCGGCACCTGGGTGGACACGAAGTTCATTCCATACCCGGCGACCTGGCTGAACGCCCAGGGCTGGCTGGACGAAATCGCCGTCGAGTATTCGCACCCTGTGCGCGAGGTCATCAGCGTCTTCAACGAGGTGCTGGGCCAGCAGCTGGGCGAGATCTCGCTCGAGTTCTTCATTCCGGCGCGCGAGGCGCTGGTCACCGACTTCCTGACGTTCTCCAACAAGCCAGGCCTGGCGCGGCGCTACTTCACCTGGCTGCGCACCGATAACGACCTGCCGCCGATGATCGGCTTCGACCGTCTCGTCGGACGCCAGGGCTATGCCGACGCGATCGGCGGCAAATACGCGAGGAAAGCATGACGAATCACTACGGCGCCGACGGCGTCGCTCCACACTCGATCGAGGCCGAGCAGGCAGTGCTGGGCGCGCTGCTGCGCTTCAACGACGCCTTCGACCGTCTCGGCGACCTGCAGGCGAAGCACTTCTACCGCGAAGACCACCGCATCGTGTTCGCCGAAATCGTGCGCATGATCTCGCACGGCGAGCCGGCCGACGTGATGACGGTCTGGGCGGTTCTGGAGAGCCGCGGCGGCGCGGCCACCGAAGGCATCGGCGCGTACCTGAACCAGCTGGTGCAGACGGTGCCCAGCGCCGCCAACGTCGCCCGCTACGCTTCCATCGTGGTCGACCGGGCGCTGCTGCGCGCCACGATGCACGTGGCCGACTCGATCAATGGCCTGGCCGCGAATCCAAAGGGCAAGAGCGCCGACGAGGTGCTGGACGCCATGCAGACCATGGTCACGACCCTGGCCGAACGCCGCGTGCGCAACGAGCCGAAGATGATCCGCGACATCCTGGTCGACTTCGTGGACGGCGTCGGCAAGCGCGCCGAGGGCATGCTCAACGTGATCCCGACCGGGATTCCAGGCCTTGACCGTCTGCTCAACGGCGGCATGCGGCCCGGCAACCTGATCGTGGTCGCCGGGCGCCCGTCGATGGGCAAGAGCGCGCTGACCAGCGACATCGGCCTGAACGTCGCCGCTGACCATAGCGTGCTGAACTTCAGCATGGAGATGGAAGGCCAGGAGATCGCGGGGCGCGCGCTGGCGAATCGCGGCCAGGTGTCGCTGGCGAAGGTCATGGGCCAGATCCTGCAGGACGACGACATCACCTGGGCCGGCGTCACGGCCGGCTGCATCAAGCTGGACACGCTGCGGTTCGCGATCGACGACACCCCAGCCATCTCGCTGCTCGAGCTGCGCTTGAAGGCCAAGGCCTGGAAGCGCCGCCACGGCCTGCACGTGATCATCGTCGACTACCTGGGCCTGATGTCCGGTGGGGAGGGCGAGAAGCGGCACGAGCAGATCGGTTCGTACTCGCGCGGACTGAAGGCGCTGGCCAAGGAGCTGGGAGTCGCTGTGATCGCGCTGGCCCAGCTGAACCGCAAGGTCGAGGAGCGGCCGGACCGCCGCCCGGTGCTGTCCGACCTGCGCGATTCGGGCGAGATCGAGCAGGATGCGGACATCGTCGCCCTGGTGCACCGCCCTGAGATGTACGAACCTGAGAATCCGGAGGTGCGCGGCTTTGCCGAGCTGCTGATCCGGAAGCACCGCGGCGGCCCGCTGGGCGACGTCCTGCTGCGCTTCGATGGCCCAACCTGCAGCTTCTCGGACTGGACCGGCGCACCGCCGGCGGCGTCGACGAAAGGGCGCAGCCCGGTGAGGTTCGAAGGATGAGCGCGACCGTCTTCAAGAAAGGCAGGATCTGGCACTTCCGCTTCCAGGTGGCCGGCGCACGCGTGCAGCGCAGCACCCGCCTGACCAGCAAGGGACGCGCGGAGGAGATCGCGCAGCGAGAGTACGCCGCCGCGGTGGTGCGCGCCAACGGCGGCCAGCCGGTACCGACGCTCGACGAGCTGGCCGGCATGTGGATCGTGGTGCACCGCCCAGCAGCCAGCGCCGCGCATATCCGCAGCGTTGAGACCTTCCGCCGGCTGCACATGTACGACCTGGGCGCCAAGCGGATCGGCGAGATCTCGACCGCCGACGTCGAGCTCGCGCGCGGGCTGCACCTGCAGACCCATGCGCCGTCCAGCGCGAACCACTGGCTCAGGATCCTGAAGCTGCTGACCATGTGGGCGGTCAAGCGCGAGATCCTGGCGGGCTCGCCCTGGCGTATGAAGATGCTGAAGGTGCAGAAAAAGCCGCGCCCATTCCTGCCGGTGGACGTGGCCCGGACGTGGTTCGACGCAGTCGACGCTGCGACGAAGCAGGCGCCCGGCAAGGCCGTTGCGGTCCGGCTGATGTTCGGCCTGGGCCTGCGGGAAGGGGAGACCCTGAGCGCGCGCTGGGAATGGTTCGACTGGGAACGCCTGACGTACACCCCTGGCATCACGAAGGGGCGGGAGGCCGAGCCGGTGCCGATGGCGGTCTGGCTGCGCGACTACCTCGCACCGATGCGCCAGGCCGAGGGACCGGTGGTGGTCAAGGCCAACGGCGAAGCGTTCCGCGCCGGCTTCACGCGCCAGGTGCTGCGCCAGGCGAACACCGCGTGCTCGATCAAGGGCATCACGCCGCACCGGCTGCGCGGCACGTTCGCCACGCTGCTGTCGGAAGAGGGCGTGCCGATCCAGACGATCCAGCGCGTGATGCGTCACAAGAGCCACGCCACGACGATGGGCTACCTGGAGAAGAACCTCGACACGGCCGCCCGTGCTGCTGATCGGATCGGTGAAAAAGTGGGATTCGGTGGCGCGAAAGTGGCGCACGAGTTGGCAGAAAGCCCGTAAATCCAGCAGGTTCAGATTATCAACAGTCATCGGATATTAGCCATGAAGCAGCGCAGTAAGTACCGCTCCCGCAAGGTCGAACGCGACGGCCAGAAGTTCGACAGCCAGAAGGAAGCGCGTCGCTGGGACGTGCTCGAGCAGCTCGCCGGCCAGGGCGCGATCGCCGAGCTGCGCCGGCAGGTGGCCTTCGTCCTGGCCCCAGCTGTCCGCTTCCCGGGCGAAAAGCGCATGAAGCCGGCATTGCGTTATGTCGCCGACGCGACCTACGTGCAGGACGGACAACTGGTGGTTGAAGACGTGAAGAGCCCTCCCACGAGGAAGACGGCCATCTACCGCGCGAAGAAGCACCTGATGGCCACGGTGCACAACATCCATATCAAGGAGACCTGACCCATGAAGAACAACGAGAAACCGGATGCTGAGCTGGTCGCTGAGGCGCGGATGGCTGCGACCGATCTGAACCGCCTTCACGCTGCGCTGGCCCGGCGCGGCATAACGGTCGACTGGTACATGGGAAACAAGCCGGGCGAACTCATCGTGGAATACAGCCGGGTAACGAAGGAGGTCCTTTGAGCGACCGCCGCGCTACGATTACCGTGGGCTGGAGGCCAACCGGCGCACCAGCTCGGCGCGCGGACGACTTCCTGGAGGTGGCGGCCGAACCGGCGTCGGCCCCGCGCCGGCCAGCGCCGCCAGTCGAGCAGCGTTGCCTGGAGTCGAGGATGCAGAACTGGGCCCGGTGGTGCACCACCTGGGGCTCCTACCCGCGCGGCGGCGAAGATAGCGCGGCGCGCGCATGCCGGATCGCATACGAGGCCAAGTTCGGCCCGGCGCCAAGCGCCGGCACCGGAGCGGAACGTCGCGAGATCGACGAGCAGGATGCAATCCTTGTGGAGCGCAGCCTATGGCAGCTGCCCAACCAGCAGCGCGACCTGGTCCGGCTCCATTACGTGAAGGGGAGGAAGTGGTTCGAGATCTGCCACATCGTCGGCATGCGAGCACGGCGTCCGCTGTTTGACGAGAAGCTCACCGCCGCCCTGTGCGCGATTGCGACGATTCTTGAATGTGAGCAATAAAATGTCTTGACTGTTCGAAATCTTAGCAGTACATTCCAATCTACAACTTATTTCCATCTTTCAAGATGCGTGCGGGGTCCCAGAAGGGAGCCCGCGGCGTCTCAACAGATAACAAAAAGCCCCATGTCATTGCTGACGTGGGGCTTTTTACTTGAGGGACCGTTATCCCATCAAACGTACATAGAGGACACTTTCAGGGTGGAAGATGTGGAGACCCATTCCCGTCTCCATCGTGTACATCTCGGTAGGGTGTCCGAGTTTATCGGGTACCCGCTCAAACTTTTTACTGGCTTTCTGCGACCCATCCTTGAAAGTCACCTCGATCATGTTGGTGGCGCGCGCAAGCGCTGCAGCAATGATGTCCATCGTTTGATTCTCCCGTAGTTGTTGGCCTAATGCCGGCACTTCCAAGGTAGGACTGCCCGGCCGATCCATACTAATCGTTCGTTGTCTTTGCTGCAATCTTTGGCTGCCTTGGCTCGACCCATAGCAGCCGCGTTGCTCCGTATCGTGTCTCCCGCTCGTGGTCGTTGCCAACCGCTCCGAGCTTTCGCCCGCCTCGTGCGGGTTTTTTTATTCCTGAGGCGTCATGAGCGTAGAAGATGAACTGATCTGGCTGCGCTTCATGGCGCAGGTGCGGCGCGAGGACGCCGCCATTGACCGTATGCGGACTGAGTCATGCCTAACTTGAACCTGGACTACCGGGACCAGATGGTCCGCGCGGTGATGGGGCCCGGCCCCGCGGTGCTGACCAAGGCGGCGAACACTGTATCGCTCGCATGCTTGGCCCAGCGCCTGGCGGATGCGGAAGAGGCGACCCGGCTGCTGGTCGCGAACGGCTGTGGCATCCCGTCGCAATCGCTGCCCGACCTGGTGCGCACCGCCTTGAACCTGAAGGCCTCCTAATGGCCTGGGGCACGAAGTCGCGCCATGAACGTGGCTACGACTACGCTTGGGTGAAGCTGCGCAAGCAGATCCTGGCGCGTGACGAGGGCCAGTGCCAGCCGTGCAAGCGCGCCGGGCTGACCGTGCTGGCCCACGCTGTCGACCACATCGTAAGCAAGGCAGAGGCTGCGCGGCGCCGCTGGTCGCGAGAAAGAATCGACGACCCTTCGAACTTGGAAGCGATCTGCGACCCTTGCCACCTGGTGAAGACCGAGGCCGAGCAGGGGAAGACGAAGCGCCAGGCGAAGCGCGGGGTCGGCGCCGACGGTTGGCCAGTATGATCAGCTGAGCTGTGCGATGTCACCGCGCAGCCAAGTGAAGCGAAAGTCTGGCAAACGCTTTTCTGCGTATTCGGTTCGATAAGCGGCGTGATGTGTTTGCAGCATCGAGTGACCTTCGCACCGGAACCGGTCGACTCGGATAAGCAGATCTGGCTGGATATTCAGCTGATCCAGCGTTCGCAGGACAAAAATTCCTTCGATGATCAGTGGTCGATCCTCAGATAAACGAACTTCGATAGGCACTTTCAACGACGCCAGGTCGACCACGTAATTCGCGGGGTCTCGTTCGCTTCTAAATAAATCGGTCTCAATCAGTGGCACCTCCAACTGCCATGCTAAATAGCGGGCAAGCGAGGATTTGCGTGCGCCGTCGACTCCATCGACGGCGATGGTCAGCTTCCGCCACGGGTCGAGATGAAGGCGAAGTGCAGATACGAGGTCATTGTGAGCGGCTGTGACTTTCATGCCGGCTAGTGTACGAAGTAGTTGCACCAGTAGCAACCGATACGCCTACCCCGAGGGGGGCGCGAAATCTCTGGACCGGTCGCGGATAGGGACCGCTCCCTGCCTCTTTTCGCACGACCGCGAAATGAAACTTTTTTTTCAGGAGGTCGCGATGGCCGGAAGGCGCCCGACACCAACGGCGCTGAAGCTGGTCACCGGCAACCCCGGCAAGCGAGCGCTGAACAAGAAGGAACCGAAGCCGCGCGTCAAGGCGCCGACCTGTCCCGCGCACCTGGACGCGAAGGGGAAGGCGATTTGGAAGAAGCTGTGCGCCCTGCTGAAGGCCATGGGCGTTCTGACGGAGGCGGATGGCTTCGCGCTTGAGCGCTTGGTTGCCTGCTATGTCGACATCCAGGAATGCCGCGAGCTGATCGAACGCGATGGCCGCACGTACGAAACCATCGACCAGAACAGCAACACCCTCATCAAGAACAACCCCGCGGTCAACCAGCTGCGCGCCGCCGACGCCCAGTTTAAGAGCTACCTGGTCGAATTCGGCCTGACGCCGGCCGCACGCTCGAAAGTGAACGTGGAGCCCCCGGATGGCGACAAGAAAAAGGACCCCCTCGGCGGCTACTTCAGCTGACCCCGTTACCACGTATGCGCGCGAAGTCGTCGCCGGCACCCGGATCGCCGGGCCGCACGTGCGCGCTCAGTGCGCGCGGCACCTCGCGGACCTGGAGCACGGCGCCGCGCGCGGGCTGGTCTGGGACCTGGCCGCCGCGCTGAAGGCGATCGGCTTCTACCAAGACGTGCTGAAGCTGAACGGCGGCGACTTCGAAGGCCTGCCCTTCCTGCTGCTGCCCTGGCAGAAGTTCGTGGTCGGCAGCATCTTCGGCTGGAAGACCGACGACGGGTACCGGCGCTTCCGTGTCGCTTACGTCGAGACGGCAAAGGGCAGCGGCAAGTCCCCGCTGGCGGCAGGCGTCGGAATGACGGGCCTCGTCGCGGATGGCGAGGCGCGCGCCGAGGTCTATGCCGCGGCGACGAAGAAGGACCAGGCGATGATCCTGTTCCGCGACGCGGTCGCCATGCACGATCAGTCGCCCGAGCTGCTGAAGCGCCTGACGAAGAGCGGCACCGGCGAAAAAGCCTGGAACCTGGCCTACCTGCAAACCGGCTCGTTCTTCAGACCGATCAGCAGCGACGACGGCCAGTCTGGTCCGCGTCCACACGTGGCCCTGATCGACGAGTTCCACGAGCACAAGACCCCCACGGTCCTGGAGATGATGCGCGCGGGCACGAAGAGCCGCCGCCAGGCCCTGATCTTCATCATCACCAACTCGGGCGCGAGCCGGAAAAGACCGTGCTGGAACTACCACGAGTACGCCGGCAAGGTCGCCGCCGGCGAGCTGCAGGACGACTCGTTCTTCCCGTACGTCTGCGCGCTGGATGACGACGACGACCCGTTCGAGAGCGAGGAGTGCTGGCCGAAGGCGAATCCCAGCCTGCAGGACGCGAACCTGCCCGGCTATAAGTACATCCGCGAGCAGGTTCGCGAAGCACGCGGCATGCCGTCGAAGGAATCGATCGTGCGCCGGCTGAACTTCTGCCAGTGGACCGATGCCGAGTCGCCGTGGATCAGCCACGAGATCTGGAAGGGTGCGCAGCTGGAGTACGACGTCGAAGAGTTGCGTGGGCGCCGCGCCGTTGCCGGCTTGGACCTGGCGAGCACGACCGACCTTACCGGCCTGGTCCTGCTCGTCGAGCCGGTCGAGCCGGGCGAGCCGTGGAAGCTGGTGCCGTTTGCATGGCTACCCGACGCCGACCTCGCGCGGCGCGCGCAGCAGGACCTGGTGCCGTACGTCGAATGGATGGCGGAAGGCCTGCTGAGCACGACGCCGGGTCGCGCGATCAGCAAGCGCGTGATCCTGCAGAAGCTGTCCGCCCTGTGCGACTTCTTCGAGATCGTCGCCTGCGCGTACGACCGCTGGCGGATCGAGGACCTGCTGCAAATGGCGGCCGACGACGGCATCAGCCTGCCACCGATGGAACCATTCGGCCAGGGCTACAAGGACATGAGCCCAGCCCTTGAGACCTTCGAGACGATGCTGCTGAACGGTGAGATCGCCCACAACGGGCACAAGGTACTGACCATGTGTGCCGGTAACGCGGTCACTGACCAGGACGGCGCCGGCAACCGGAAGCTGGACAAGGAAAAGGCCACCGGCCGCATCGACCTGATCGTGGCCGGTGTGATGGCGGCCAGCCTGGTAACCCGCGCGGCGGAGCCGACGAAATCATTTTGGGACACAGATTGAAATTCCTCGACCGCATTTTCGGGCGCAAAGCAGCCCAGCTCACCTACGACCAGGTCGCAGACCTGATCGACGGTACGGGCGACAGGATCATCGCCGGCGTTCACGTGAACGCGAAGACGGCGCTGCAGGTCGCGACCGTCCTGGCCTGCGTGAAGGTGATCGCCGACGGCTGCGCCACGCCGAACCTGGGCGTCTTCCGCGAGAAGGGCGACGGCACGCGGGAGCGCGCCGTCAACATCCCGGAGTACCGGCTGCTTGCGCGCAGGCCGAATGAATGGCAGACCTCCCTCGAGTGGCGCCGCATGATGACCACGCACGCGGCGCTCACCGGTACCGGGTTGTCGATCAAGGTGCGCGGCGACAACCGCCGCGTACGCGAACTGATTCCGGTCGAGCCAGGCCAGTGGGACGTGCGCCGCATCTCGCGCTATGAGCTCCGCTACCGCTGCTGGGACGAGTTCGGCCTGATCGGTGAGTTCGAGCCGGACGACGTCTTCCTGCTGAACGGCCTGCAGTGGGACTGGACCAAGAGCATGAACGCCGTGACGCTGGCGCGCTCCGCCGTCGGGCTGGCGATGGCGACCGAGCGAAGCCAGGCCGCGATGCACGAGAACGGGCTGCGCCCGAGTGGCTTGTACACGGTCGACAAGACGCTGGACGATAAGCAGCACGAACGGCTCACGGCCTGGATCCGGAAGTTCGTCGGCGTCAACCGCACCGGGGACCCGTTCGTGCTGGACAACAGTGCGAAGTGGACCCCGACTACGTTTACCGGCGTCGATGCGCAGCACGTCGAGACGCGGCGGCTGCAGATCGAGGAAATCTGCCGGGTCTACGGCGTCTTCCCGATCATGATCGGCCACAACGACAAGTCGTCCACCTTCGCCAGCTCTGAGGCGTTCTTCGCCGCGCACGTGAAGCACACCCTCATGCCGTGGCACCGAGCTTGGACTCAGCGCATCGACGAGATGCTGCTGGACGGCTCCGGGCCTCTGTTCGCCGAGTTCGACGTCCGGTACCTCACCGAAGGCTCGATGCAGGCGCGCGCGGTGTGGGCCAGGACGATGGTCGAGCTCGGCATCTACACCCGCAACGAAATCCGGGACATGGAAGGCATGGACCCGCTGGACGGCCTGAACGAACCTCTCACGCCCCTGAACATGAGCCAGGGCGGCAAACAAGGAAGCGACGATGAAAAAACGACCACTCCCGACTGACCTGGAGCGCCGGGAAGCAGCCGGCGGCCGCGAGGTGCGCAACATCGCCTTTGAACTGAAGGCGGCCGGCGACGACGGCACCGTCGAGGGCTACGGCTCGGTGTTCGGCGTGCGCGACGACTACGACGACGTCATCGCACGTGGCGCCTACGTGGCCTCGCTGGCGGCCCACAAGGCGGCGGGCACGATGCCGGCGATGCTGTGGCAGCACGACCCGAGCGCCCCGATTGGTGTCTGGACCGAGATGGTCGAGGACAGCAAGGGCCTGAAGATCAAGGGCCAGCTTGCCTTGGACACGGTCAAGGGCAAGGAAGCGCATGCGCTGCTCAAGATGGGAGCAATCAACGGTCTGTCGATCGGCTTCCTGGCCAAGCAGTGGGCGTACGACCGGGAAACCGACGTGCGGACGCTAACCGAGATCGACCTCTGGGAGGTCTCCCTGGTGACGTTTCCGGCGAACGACAAGGCACGCATCACCGGCGTCAAGGCGGCCGACGTCGCCGGCATCAAAACAATTCGTCAAGCCGAGCAGGCCCTGCGGGATGCAGGTTTCTCGGCGGACGCGGCCAAGGCGTTGATCGCCGAGGTCAAACGCATCGCCTTCGATGAGCGGGACGCTCATGAGGCTGCTGCGGCGCTGAAGGCGGCCGACCGGCTGCTCAACTCCCTCACCTCGTGAAAGTAGATCACATGAACAAAACTATCCTGCTGGCCCTCATGGCCTCCCATTTTGGCGCGTTCCAGGCCAAGGCGGCCGTCCCGTACGAGAAACGCGAAGAGCCGAGCCTGCGCTCGGTAGCCGATGCGATCGACAAGATCAACACCGCCTTCACCGAATACAAGCGCACGAACGACGAGCGCATGGAGGCGATCAAGGCCGGCAAGTCGACGGCAGACCTGGACGCGAAGCTGGCGAAGATGGACACCGCGATCGACTCGCTGAACGAGCAGAAGAGCCGCCTCGAGAAGCTCGAAGGCAAGATGGCCCGTCCTGGCGCCCTGGGCGGCGGCGACGTCGACAAGAAGGAAACCGACGAGGCGATCGCCTACAAGGGCGCCTTCCTGGCTTGGATGCGCAACCCGGGCGACCCCGAGCGCCGCGACGCGTTGTACCGCCGCGGCAAGGAGCTGAAGAAGGTCGAGACCCGTGCGGCGCCGGACGACGACGCCGACTGGGCGCAATTCGAGACCCGCTCGACCCAGACCGTGGCCGGCACCGGCGCCGCCGGCGGCTATGCGGTTCCGAAGACGATCGAGCAGCAGATCGCGCGCCTGTCGGTCGACATCTCGCCGATCCGCCAGCTGGCCACCGTGCGCCAAGTCGGCACTACCGACTACCACGAGCTGTTTGACGTCAACGGCGCCAGCTTCGAATGGTTGGGCGAGGGCGACACCCGCAACCAGGGCAATACCCCGGACCTCGCGGAAATCGTGCCGACGTTCGGCATGGCATCGGCCAAGCCGCAGGCCTCCGAAGAAGCGCTCGAAGACCTGTTCTTCGACGTCGAATCCTGGCTGACGATGTCCGCTGCCGAAGCCATCGCCCAGGGCGAAGGCGCGGCTTTCCTCAACGGCAACGGTACCAAAAAGCCGACCGGCATCTTGGCCGGCCTGACGCCGGTGGCCACCGGTGACGCCGCCCGCGCATTCGGCGCCCTGCAGTACATCGCCTCCGGCCAAGCCGCGGCGCTGCCGACGAGCCTGGACACGTTCTACGACATGGTCTACGCACTGCGCGCGCGATATCGCAACAACGCGCGCTGGGTGACCTCGAAGCTGCTGCTGGCCTCGCTGCGTAAATACAAGGACTCGACTGGCCAGTACATGTGGCAGAACGCCGTCGCCGCCGGCCAGCCGGACAGCTTCATGGGCTACCCGGTGGTCGAAGCCGAAGACATGCCGGGCGTTGCCGCGAACTCGTTCCCGCTGGCCTTCGGGGACTTCAAGGAAGGCTACCTGATCTGCGACCGCGTCGGCATGCGCATGACCCGCGACGAGATCACGCAGCCGGGCTTCGTCAAGTTCTACGTGCGCAAGCGCGTCGGCGGCAAGCTGCGCAACACCCAGGCGATTAAGCTGCTGAAGATCGCGGCGTCGTAATCCACCAACCCGAAAAGGCTGCTGCTGCGGCCTTTTCCCCTCTGGAGCACCAATGAAACTGATCGTGATCACCGCATTCAGCTGGGCGCACCGCGGCGTCGACATCCAGGCATACGCCAAGGGCGACGAAATCGAGACCGAAGACCAAGACCTGATCGACGTTTCGACCCGCGAAGGCTGGGCCAGCGCGGCCGGCGAGGCCAACGGCGAGCAGGACGAGCCGGCCGGCGAGCTGTCGGGGACGGCGACGGCCGCGGCACCGCGTGCTGGCCGCGCCAAGAAGTAAGCCGATGCGCACCGACATCGCCGCCCAGCTCGCGAACGTGCGCGCCGCGGCGGCGCTGCCGGGCGCTCGCTTCGTCACCGTTCGCGGCCCGGACGGCGCGGTGACGCTTTCCACGAAGGACATCGTCGGCAAGCCCGACAACGAGCTGCTAGTGGTCATCGCCGAGCGGCTCGCCGAACAATGAAAGGTAGCCGATGAGCGAACGACTGATTGCTCCGCCAGCGGCGCTGGCCCTGTCGCTGGACGCAGCGCGCCGGGCCGCGCGTGCGAGCGGTACCGCGCTGGACGCCGAACTCACCGACAAGGTGCAGGGCATCGCCGAGGACGCCGAGCACGCCACCGGCCGAGCCTTCATCACGCAGACCTGGGAGCTGGCCATGGCCGCCTTCCCAGAGGCGATCCGGCTGCCGCACCCGCCGGTCGCGAGCGTCGTGCACGTGAAGTACTACGATGCCGCCGGCATACAACAGACCCTGAGCCCGCAGGACTACCTGGTCGACGCGAAAAGCGAGCCGGGTTGGATCCTGCCGGCGCCGGGTAAGACCTGGCCACCGACCGCCGCGCGCGCCAACGCCGTCGAGGTGCAGTACGTGTGCGGCTACGGGCCCGACTCCACGAGCGTGCCCGGCGCGATCCGCGAGTACATCGCCGGCATGCTGGAGAACCACTACTACCCGAATCCGAATGCAGAGTACCTTTGCCGCAAGCTCGACCGCTACTGGGTGCCGGGATGACGGCGCCGTTCCGACTGGACGAGCAGGTGACGATCGAGCAGCGCACGGTCGCGCGGGATCCCGACTACGGGACCGAGACCGAAAGCTGGCAGGTCGTCGCCGACAAGGTGTGGTGCAACGCCCAGGACCAGCTGCCGAGCCGCGGCGAATCGACGGCAAACGGCGCCGTCACTTCGCTGACGCGCACGCGGCTACGCATCCAGGTGGACGACCGGATCACCACGGCCATGCGCGCCACACTGCACAGCAAGGACGACCGCGTCATGCAGATCGTCGCCGGGCCCGCGCTGCTAGACGATCGCAGGCACATCGAATTCATGCTGGAGGGGTATGGCCGCCAATGAGGAAACCATCGTCGGCGGGCGCGCGCTCGACGACTTCCTGCAGCAGCTGCCGGTGAAGGTCGAGCGCAACATCATGCGCGCGGCCATGCGCGCCGGAGCCAACGAATTCAAAAAGGCAGCGCAGGACGCCGCGCCCGTCGACGACGGCGACCTTCGCGCCAGCATCCGGGTCACGACCAGGTCGAAAAAGGGCACCGTGTACGCCTCGGTGAAGGCCGGCGGGAAGAAGGCGCCGCACTGGCACTGGGTCGAATTCGGCACCGCCGCCCACAAGATCAGGGCGACACCGCAGCACGCCCTGGAGGTCAACGGCAAGACGCTGCGGGAGGTGGACCATCCTGGTGCCCGGGCCCAGCCGTTCATGCGCCCGACGTTCGATGCGCATGCCGCGGCGGCTATCGCTGCCACGGCGGTCAAGATCCGGCAGCGCCTGACGAAGGAAGGGATCAACGTTCCAGCACCGGAGGAATCATGAGCGTGAAGGTCATCCGCGCGTTGCTCGTCGGCGCTGCCGCAGTCACCGCGAAGGTGCCGGCGGCCCAGATCGCTGCCGGCGTCGTGAAGGAGGGCACGCCGCTGCCGGCGTACGGCCTGACGGAGATCGGCCTGGTACCGGTCGGCGCAATTGATGGCCAGGCCGAGTACTCGGTCGTGACCAGCCGCGTGCAGGTAACGGCGATGGCGAAGAGCTACCCCGAGGTGAAGGAGCTGCTCGACCTGGCGCGCCGGGCCTGCAATTTCCAGCGCGGCCGAATCGCAGGCCTCGACGTCGTGAGCGTCGTGCGCGCCACCGTCGGGCCCGACCTCGAGGATGACGCCGGCCAGCACTTCCAGAGCATCGATTTCATGGTCACGTACCACGAGCAGAATTAGCCTGACCAACATCACCAACCAGGCCCGCACAGCATCCGCTTGCGGGCTTTTTTCATACCCGAAGGAGAAGCATGGGAACCGCAAGCGGAGTATTCAAGCAGGTCACCTATAAAGTGGAGACCACCTACGGCGCGCTGCCGACCGCCACCGCCGCGCAGGCGCTGCGCCGCGTCACGTCCGGCCTGGACCTGACCAAGGACACCTACCAGTCGAACGAGATCCGGCCCGACTTCCAGTTGGCGGACTTCCGCCATGGCCTGCGCAAGGTTGGCGGCTCGATCAGCGGCGAGCTGTCGGCCAAGACCTGGGGCGACTTCATCGCGGCCGCGCTCAAGAAGGATTTCGTTGCCGGCGTGTCCGTCACCGGTGCATCGATCACGATCGGCGGCACCGCCGGCGCCTGGACCATCACCCGCGCTGCCGGCTCCTGGCTGGCCGACGGCGTCAAGATCGGTGATGTGATCCGCCTGACCGCCGGTGCCTTCAACGCCGCCAACCTGAACAAGAATATCCAGGTGACCGCCGTTACCGCGCTCGCGCTGACCGGCATCGTCCTGAATGGCTCGGCGCTGGTGGGTGAGGGACCGATCGCGACCGCGACTACGACCGTCATCGGCAAGAAGACTCTCACCCCGCAGACCGGCCACACGGACAAGTCGTTCTCGATCGAGCACTGGCACCCGGACGTCCCGGCCAGCGAGGTCTACAGCGGATGCAAGGTGTCGAAGATCTCCTTCACGCTGCCAGCGACCGGCATGGCGACCGTGGCCGTCGAGTTTGTCGGCAAGGATGCGACCGCAAGCGCCTCGCAGTACTTCACCAGTCCGACCCCGGTGACAGTCACCGGCACCATGGCGGCCGTGAACGGCGTGGTCAAGGTCGGCTCGGCGACCGGCGGCACTATCACCAGCGCGAGCATCGAGATCTCGTGCGGCCAGGCCAGCGAGCCGGGCATCGGCTCGAACACCGCCGACCAGGTCGCCACCGGCCGCGTCATCGTGACCGGCCAGATCACGGCGAAGTTCGACTCGACGGCGTTGCGCGATGCGTTCTACACCGAGACCGAGACCAGCGCCTATCTGGCGTTCACGGCGGACAACACCCCTGCATCCGACTTCATCGCCTTTGCCCTGAACCGCATTAAGGTCAACGGCGCGGCCAAGGACGACGGCGAGAAGATCCTGATCCAGACGATCCCGTTCCAGGCGCTGCTGAACACCGACGGCGGCGCCGGCCAGCCGGAAGACCTGACCACCCTCGCAGTGCAAGACAGCGCTGTCTAACCCTTTCGCCGCGCCAGCGGCAACCAGGCACCGACCGGCTGCCGTCGCCTTTCGCGGACGCGGCGGCTGGCACGGGCATTTTCCTACCTCTCCGCGAAAAAGAAAACCATGAACGTGAACACCGCACAACCCTCCGACCTGCTGACCAAATTGGTGGCCAACCTCGACATTGACGCCTTCGACGACGTCTACAGCGGCAAGCTGGTCCTGGTGAACCCGAAGACCAAGGAGCCGACCAGCACCTACATCGAGCTGGCCAGCCCCGAGCACGAGTCGCGTAAGCGCATCGACCTGACGCGCACCCGCAAGCTGCGCGCCGAGTTCGCCGCCACCGGCAAGATGCCCTCGAGCGATCCGCTGGAGGATATCGAGGACGAAACCGACTACCTGGTGGCGTCGGTGCTGGGCTGGAACGTCGTGCGCGGCGGCCAGTCGGTCGAGTGCACGCCGGCCAACGTGCGCGCGCTGCTGACCGACCCGACCAAGCAGTGGCTTCGCGCCCAGGTACGCACCGGCATCCACAAGACCGAGCTTTTTATCGCCGACTCCGCGAAAGCCTGACGGAGTGCTGCCGCGCCGAGTACGAACTATCGGAGCGGCAGGGTGACGGCGCCACGCTGCGCACGCACCTGCAGCGCGCCGCCAGGAACACTGGCGCGTCCGACCCGCGGCTGAACATCCCTTGGCCCCGGGCCGCCCGCCCGATCTGGGAGGCGTTCCGGGGGATCGGGCGCTCGATCACGGCGAACGGCCCCGGGCCGATCCAGCCGGAGAACATCCTGGCCTACCAGCAGCTGCACGGCGTGCGGTTCACGCCATGGGAGCTGGACGTGATCGACGCGTTCGATGCGGTGGCGCTGGCGGCATTGGCGAAGAGAACAGACTGAAAGTGATAGGTTTGACAACCACTTGCTTTCGTGTAATATCCGCCATCTTTGATGGAGAGAGAGATGGACCGATACTACTTGCTGATGCTGGGCGCTGCTGCATTGCCGGCAGTCTGGGTCTTGGTTACCTGGTTGGAAGCACATGCGTTCAGGCGCAAGCTGTACGGTTTGGGTCATTTGTCCGGGCGTTCCAAGGACGAGATTATCGTCGCGATCGGGATGCCGAGCAGCTTTTCGAAAATCGATGTGGACAAGGAACTGTTGCAATGGCAGCGGCCCGGCTATCACATCGCCCTGATGTTCGAGGGCGGCGTTTGCCAAGGTGCGACGCATGAATACAAGGCGTATTGATCGCCTGTAAGGGACTGGAGGCCGGCGATATGCCGGCCTTTTCGTTTGTAGCCGCCTCCGGGCGGCTTTTTTATTGAGGAATCGGATGATCATCGGGGACATGGAAATCCGGCTGCGTGCCGACATCGCGCGCCTGCAGCGCGACATGGACGACGCCCGCCGCGTGGTCGGCGGCGCCATGGACGGCATCGCGCGCGCGGCCTCGCTGGCCAAGGGCGCACTGGCGGGTATCGCGGCCGGCCTGTCCCTCGGCGCCCTGGCCCACCAGGTGATCGACGCGCAGCGCGAGTTCGACAAGCTCAACGCCTCCCTGATCACCGCAACCGGATCGACGGCGAACGCGGCCGGCGCCTTCAAGGCCCTGCAGGCCTTTGCCGCGACTACCCCGTACAGCGTGGCCGAGGCGACCGAAGCATTCATCAAGATGCGCAACCTCGGCCTGGACCCGTCCGAGAAGGCGCTGCGCTCTTACGGCAACACGGCGGCGGCCATGGGAAAGGGCCTCAACCAGATGGTGGAAGCCGTCGCCGATGCCGCCACCGGCGAGTTCGAACGCCTGAAGGAATTCGGCATCACTGCCAAGCAGAACGGCGATCGTGTGGCGCTGACCTTCAAGGGCATGACGTCGCTGATCGGCAACAACGCGTCCGAGATCCAAGGTTATTTGCGCAAGCTGGGCGAGACGGACTTCGCCGGCGCGATGGACCGCCGTGCCGACACGCTCGACGGCGCGATCAGCAACCTGAAGGATGCCTGGGACGGTCTGCTGCTGAAGGTGTCGCAGTCCGGCTTGGGCGACGCCGCGCGCGGTGCGGTCGCGAAGCTCTCCGACGTGCTTGGCTCGCTGGGCGACCGGGTCGGCCAGCTTTCGGGCGCTCTCACGACCGGCGCCAAGGTCGGCGCCGCGTACATCGGGGTTTTCGTCGTCGCGCCGGCCGCCTTCAGCGCGGCGGCTACCGCGATCGGTACCCTGCAGGTCCAGCTCGCGCTCGCGCGCATGGAAATGGCGAGCGGCGCGTCGGCGGCGAGCCTGTTCTCGGTAGGCTTGGGCGGCGTCACGGTTTCCGCACAGCTGGCGGCCGGCGCCCTGGGCAAGCTGAAGGTCGCCGCCGGCGTGCTGTTCGCTGCGTTCGCAGGCTGGGAAATCGGCACTTACCTCAGCGAGAATTTCGTCGAGGCGCGCGTGGCTGGCCTCGCGTTCGTTGGCGCTACGCTCAAGGGATGGGAGAGCGTGAAGTACGGCGCCCAGATGGCGTGGGAGGCGATCGGCTTTGCCTGGGACAAGACCATCGGCACCATGAAGGAAGGCTTCGCAACCTTCCTGTCCGGCGTCGCCTCCGGCCTGAGCCTGGTGGGCGCGAAGGACACGTCGAAGGATATCCAGGCGTATGCCGATCAGCTGCGCAGCGCGGCCGCCGCACAGGGCACGTTCGCCGAGCGCACCGCAGGGATGACGGCAGCCCACAAGGCCGCGATGGACCAGATCGACGACAACATCGTCGAATTGGTGCATTACGAAATGACCACGAAGAAGGTGGCGGATACCGAGCTCGGCCAGTACCAGGTCCGGCTGAGCGCGGACGAAAAGCGCAAGAAGGCCAAGCTGGACATCCTCGAGATCGAGAATCGGCTGAACGGCGTCAACGGCCAGACAGCCGGCGAGCTGGCGAAGCTGAAGGTCGCGCTCGACGCTGGCGCCATCAGCCAGCAGGAATACGCGAAGTACACGGCCAAGATCAACAAAGAGGCGCGCGAGAACTCGACCGTCTACAAGGAAGCGGTGAAGCAGATCGACCTGCAGACCGAGGCGCTGAAGCGCCAGGCCGCCGCGCGCGCCTTCGACAACCAGCAGCTGCAGCTGCAGCTCGGCTTCCTGAACCGCACCGGGCAGCTGAACGGCGAGGACTTCATCAACAAGGGTGCTGACGCCGACATCAAGGTGATGCGCGACCAGATTGAAATGCTGGAGAAGCAGAAGAAGCTGGAAGGTGAAAAGATCGACAACAAGAGCAAGGTGCTCGAGCTCAAGGGACAGATCGACCAGGCGAACAAGGACATCGACGCGCGCGAGCTGAAGCGCGAAAACGACCTTTTCGAACAAGAGCAGCAGCGCTACCGGCTGGCAGTGAACAACACGGCCGACCTCATCGAAGCGGCGCAGGCCCAGGCGAAAGCCCAGCAGGACCAGACCCGGGAGCAGCAGGATTACATTGATGCCCTTGGCATGACCGGCATGCAGCTTGCGGAGTTGACAGCCGCCCGGTTGCGTGACCAGGCCGCGCAGCTCGACAGGAAGGCCGAAATTGCGATAATCGAGGAACAAACCGCCTCCTATCGCGCGCAGGCGGAAGAGCTGCGCAAGCAGGCCGGTCTCGCCGTCAGCGCCGAGCGGCTGAAGGAGCAGCAGGAGTTCTGGGGCGATGTCGAGCGCACCGCCCACGACACCTTCGTGTCGATCGCGGACGGCGGCAAGGACGCGTTCACGCGGCTGAAAGAGTCGGCGAAGAACATCTTCTTCGAGTGGCTGTACCAGATGACGCTCAAGAAGTGGGTGATCAACATCGGTGCGGCAACGGACGGCGCCGGCGCGGTGGCGGGCCTGCAGACGGGATCGAGCGTGCTCACCCAGGGCGGCAGCATCTTGGGCGCCGCCTCTAACCTATACAGCACGCTCACCGGCGGCATGACGGCAGCAGGCGGCCTCGGTACCGGCTTCATGGGTAGCCTGGCCGGCGGCCTGAATGGCGCCGGCATGGGTTCTGGGCTGACGTCGTCGCTGGGTCTCCAGATCGGCGGCAGCATCGCCGACGTGGTCGGGCCCTCGATCGCTGGCGCGATGTCGACCGGCCTGGGCGCCATCGCCACCGCGCTGCCGTGGGTGGGCGGCGCGCTGGCGGTGGCCGGCCTGGCCAAGGCAGCGTTCGGCCACGGCTCGCGCGAGTACACCAGCAGCACGCTGTCCGGATCGATCGGTGCCGATGGCTTCTCAGGCGCCGTCAACAATGCCTGGAAGGAGAAAGGCGGCTGGTTCAGCAGCGACCGCCATGGCGTCGATTCGAAAGCCGCGGATCCGGCGCTGGCCGCTGGCCTGACGTCGACCTACCAAGCGCTGAAGGACGCTACCAGCTCCTACGCCAAAGTGCTCGGGCTGAATGCGGACAGTATCGCCAACCGCACCCAGGCGATCAGCATCGCCTTGGGTAAGGACGAGGCGGCGAACCAGAAGGCGATCGCCGACTACTTCGCCGGCGTGGGCGACCAGCTAGCGAAGGAATTGGCGCCTGACCTGGACAAGTTTGCTAAGTCCGGAGAGGCGGCATCCGCGGTGCTGCAGCGGCTGGCCGGCGACTTCCAGGTGACCGACCAGGTCGCCCAGCTGCTGGGCTCGACAGGGCAGAAGTTGTTCGGCTCGTCGGGGATGCAATCGGCGGCCGCGCGCGAGCAGCTGATCGGCGCCGCCGGCGGTCTGGCCGCGTTGACCCAGCAGGCGCAAGCCTTCAACGAGAACTTCCTGACGGACGCCGAGAAGCTGGCACCGGTGGCGGCCGCCCTGGACAAGGGGCTGGCCAGCCTTGGCCTGAGCACGATCCCGACCACCAGGGACGAATTTAAGGCCCTTGTGCAGGACATGATCGCGTCCGGTGCCACGGCGACCGAGATCGGTGCCAAGCAGCTGGCCGGACTGCTGGCCTACAGCGACGCGTTCGCCAAGGTTCACCCGCAAATTGACGCGGCGGCCGAGGCAGCGACGAAAGCTGCGGCAGCCATGCAAGCCATGAAGGACTCGGCGAGCAACCTGCTGGGTGGCGTCAACGACGCCTTCGGTGCACTGCAGCGGGTGGTCGACCGCGAGAAAGCGGCTGTTCAGGCGAGCATCAAGGCCCAGACGGCGGCTGTGGATAACCTGCGGTCGCTGTCGCAAGCGCTGCACAGCGCCCTGGACAGCTATGCAACCCCGGACCAGCAGGTCGCTGAACGTGCCCGTGCGCAGGCCGAGATCCGCGCCGACCTGGGCATCACGAAGGCCGGGGGAACGCTCTCGGCCGGGCAGGTCGATTCGCTGAAGAAGGCGCTGAGCGTGGTCACCCAGGACGCGAGCGCGCAGTTCAGCTCGTACTTCGACTACGTACGCGACCTGGCGCAGACCAAGAGCGATATCGCACAGCTTGCCGGCGTCACCGATGATTCCCTGTCGGTGGAGCAGCGCTCGCTGGATGCCCTGCAGGATCAACTGCAGCGCCTCGACGACATCGTGGCCAACGGCCAAGCGCAGCTCGACGCGTTGCACGGCCAGTCGGTCGCGACCCTGTCGTTGGCCCAGGCCTTGGCGGCGTTCCAGTCATCGATCGGATCTGCGCAGGCGAACCCGCTTGTCGGCGGCACGGCGACCATTGCCGGCTTCTACCAGGACCTGCTCGGCCGCGCGCCGGACCAGGCCGGCCTGCAGTACTGGCAGGATGCGCTGGCCAAGGGCAACTCGCTCGACGCGATCCGCTCCGGCTTCATGGAGAGCGCCGAGTACAAAGCCCGGCAGAAGCGGCTCGGGATCCCGGGCTTTGCCAATGGTGGCGACTTCGCCGGCGGTGTGCGCGCGGTGGGTGAGGTCGGCGTCGAAATCGAGGCAACCGGCCCTTCGCGGATCCACAGCACGCAATCGATCGTCGACGCGCTGCGCAACCCGTCGAGCAACAGCGAAGCGCTGGTGGCCGAGATCAAGCTGCTACGCGTCGAAGTCAGGCAGTTGCGCGAGGCGAACAGTGCAGAGAACCGCGCGATTGCGAAAGGTGCGCAGCAGACGGGGGAAATCCTCGATAAATGGGATGCCTCCGGGCAGCCTCAAACAAGGACAGCTTAATGATTATTGTTGATCCTGTAACACTGGGCGACGTGGCCTGCACGCGCGCGTCGTCCAAGTGGGTATTCGACAGGTCGGGCACGATGGTACAGGTGCCGGCCAACGCCCTGGCGGTTACGTACGATCCGAGCGACCTGACCAAGGCGCCGTACGCGCTGGTGGAGCCGGCCGCCACGAACCTTGCCGTACAGTCGGAAGTTATGTCGGCCTGGCAGTCGTCAGCCGCAACCGTGCAGACGGACATCGGCTACGCGCCGAACGGAACGCTGACCATCGACAGGATCACCGGCAGTGCGGCAGTCTCCGGGCTGTACAGGTTTATCACGCTGAACCCTGGTGAAGTCTCCTGCGCATCGATTTTTGTGAAGTGGGAATCGGGTGACACTCTGCTAAGGTTTGGCAGCGACCAGGGTGGCACCGCGCTCTATGCGGTTTTCGACGTCTCTGCTGGCACGGTAAGCTCGCTTGGGTCTGGCATTGTTGCAGCTGGGGTTATCCGGTGTAACACGCCTTACGGCATCTTCTACCGTCTATGGGTTGCGTTTGCTGCGCCGCTCGCGAGCACGCCGTTTATCCTTTATTCGGCAGCTGCCGCGATGACCCTGCAGGCGTGGGGATTTCAGGTCGAGCCCGGGAAATCACCGACCAGCTACATCGCCACCACTGCAGCTGGCCCCGTTACCCGCGCCGGCGACGTCATCGGCGCCGGCTCCGGCCTGGTGTATTCGAACGTGGCGATTACCGAGCCGACCTACAGCACGGCCACCACTTACGCCAAGGACGACAAGGTCTACGACCCGGTGACCCACAACGTCTTCCAATCGCTCATCGCGGGCAACGTGAATAAGGCGCTAGCCGACACGACCGCATGGACGCCGCGCGGCGCCGTGAACCGCTGGGCCATGCTGGATCAGTACAACAACACGCAGACGGCCAATGCGGACGAAATTCTGCTGGTGCTGTCGCCCCAGGCGATCAGCCAGGGTCTCTACCTGGGCAATCTTTTCGCCGACGAGGTGCGCGTCAGCGTGGTCGATTCAATCGAAGGGCTGGTGTACAGCGAAACCAAGTCGCTGGTCGAATCGAACTCGGGGGCTAGCTTCTTCAACTGGGGCTTCAAGCGGATAAGGCGGAAGGACTACTTCCTGACTCTGAAGCTGCCGACCTACGCCAACGCCCTGGTAACGATTAGCCTGCGCAAGGTTGGCGGGACAGCGAAGTGCGGCATGTGCACCGTCGGCCCAGTGGACGATTTCGGGCCCACGCTCGCCGGCCTGTCCACGGAAGGGAAGGACTACTCGTCGACCACCTTCAACTTCGATGGTACCAGCAGCACCGTAATACGCCCCTACGCCAAACGGGTGACGTGTGACGTGATGGTCTCGAATGACCAAGTTGACTACCTGCAGGCGCGCCTCTTCGAGCGCCGCCAACAGCCGCTCGTCTGGGTTGGCGGCCCGTATGGCAGCACGGCGGTCTACGGGCGGTATGGCAGTTTCAAGAATGTGTTTCAGTACCCAGCACATTCACTCATGAATCTCACGATTGAAGGAGCCGTCTAATGCCGGTCAATACTTTCCTCGACGTTTCGCAGATGCCTGCGCGTACGCAAGACCAGCAGACGTTCGACAACCTGATGGGGGCCTTCATGCAGAAGCTGCCGACGTTCGGCGCCGAGGTCAATGCTCTGGCTGCCGCGCTGAACGCCATTGCCGCGGGCGGGGCCTATGCAATTCCCTACGTGTTCGACACGACGACCGCGGACGCAGATCCAGGTAACGGCAAGCTGCGGCTGGACAGCGCAACGCAGACTTCGGCTACCACGGTGCGATTGGACCTGCTCAGCAACGGCCTCGGTGACGTGACCAGTATTCTGGATCGCTTCGACGCCTCGACCAGTGCCGTCAAGGGTTCCATCCGTATGGTGAAGCAGGGCGACGTTACGAAGTGGCTGACCTTCGACATCACTGCGCGCGCAACGGCGACCGGCTATCGCAACATTACCCTGACCAACGGCGTAGGCAGCTCGGCCGCGCCCTTCGCTAATGGTGATGCCGTGATGCTGTTTTTCCAGCGCAACGGCGACAAGGGCGACACCGGCGCGGTCGCGTCGTTCCCGATCCTGTATGTACGTGAAGAGCAGCCCAGCGGAACTGCATCATCCTCGTCAGGGACATTCGGTGTGACACAGTGCCCGCTGAATACCGTGAAGGTCAACGAGATTTCCGGGGCTTCGCTGGCGAGCAATCAGGTGACGCTGCCAGCGGGCACTTATGAGTATGAGGGATCGACGGTCGCGTACGGCAGCGCCCTCACCCACAAGGCGATGCTCTACAACGTCACTGACCTTGTCTACACGGACTACGGCACATCGAGTTCGTCCAACAGCACGGCAAGCGACACCTCGAGAGCTTTCTTGCGAGGCAAAATGACGCTCACCTCGCCAAAGGTCTTTCAGCTGCGCCGGTACAACACAGGCAGCAGCGCAGGCCCTGCGCAGCCGGCGAGCGCCGCGGCAACGGAGGTTTATTTTGAGATCCTGTTCAAGAAGGTGGCGTGATGGAAAACGTTCGATATGTAACATATGACGAAGATGGCAAGCTGACTGGATGCTTCCTGCAAGCGCCGCCCGAGGAGCACGCCGAGCGCATGATCATTGTGACCGAGGAGCAGGCCGACGACTGGGTGCACTTCCGCGCCAACGCAGCGCGTGACGGCTTGGAAGAGACGCTGCCTGCCGCACCGCCGCCGCCAACCCCGGAACAGGTCACCATGCGCCAGGCCCGACTTGCGCTGCTCGGTGCCGGCCTGCTGGACCGAATCTCACCGGCGATCGACGCGCTGCCCAGCCCTCAGAAGGAAGTAGCGCGCATCGAGTGGGATTACTCGAGCACGGTGGTGCGCAGCCGCCCCCTAGTTGCCATGTTGGGGCAGCAGCTGGGCATGACTGACGCGCAGCTGGACCAGCTGTTCGTCACCGCCGCGGGGCTGTGATGCTGCGCGCCGCCTTTTATAAGGGTACGCACGCCGGCCTGCCGGGCATTTACAATCGTCTGGTGCGCTGGTGGACCCGCAGTCCATATTCGCACGTCGAGCTGATTTTCATGGAAGGCCCACGCACGGGCCGGGGCTTGGCCTTCTCTGCGTCCTACATGGATGGTGGCGTGCGAGATAAGGCGATCGATTTCGACCCGCAGAAGTGGGACTTCGTCGATCTCCCACACGAGCTGAGGGAGCAGGCCTGGGACTGGTTCTGCGCCCATGAGGGCCAGGGCTACGACCTGCTGGGCAACCTGCATTTCATTCTGTCCGCTGTCGGTGACGATAAGCGGCGGTGGTTCTGCTCCGAAGCGGTCGCGGCCGCTCTTGGCATGCCGAACCCTGAACGCTTCGACCCTGGGACGCTGCGCGCGGCTCTGACGTTCCTCAACCAACCGGCTCATGCCGGTTTTTTTTCGCCCACTGCGGCAGAAAGCGCTCCATGAACCAAACTCCTCCGCCGAGCGGCTTCGACCTCGATGCTGTGCTGAGCTGGGCCCTGCTGATCGGCCTGTCCCTCTGGGGCGGCTTCGCCTCCTTCGTTCGCAAGATGAAGGAAGGCCACGTGCGCGTCTGGAACCTCACCGAGTTCGTCGGGGAACTAGTGATCTCCGGCTTTACCGGCATCGTCACAGCAAACCTGTGCGAAGCCATGAGCGCGCCGGCGCCGCTGAAATATGCCTTGGTCGGTATCGCCGCCCACATGGGCTCGCGAGCACTGTTCAAGCTGGAAACGGTGCTGAACACGAAGTTCAATCTGCCTGCCGATGCGCCGACGCAAGCAAAGGAGCAGACCAATGAGCCCCGCTGAGTTCATCGACCAGATCCTGGTGGGCGCGCGCACCTGCCAGCGCACGGCCGGCATCCCCGCCAGCTTCACCATCGCCCAGGCCGCGCTCGAGTCGAGCTGGGGCAGCCGCGCCCCCGGTAACAACCTCTTCGGTATCAAGGCGGACCCGAGCTGGAAAGGCCCGACGGTGCCGATCCTGACCCACGAGGTCGTGAACGGCGAGCGCGTCAAGATCACGGCGAAGTTCCGCGCCTACCCGACCCTGGCCGACAGCCTGGTCGACCACGCGCGGTTCTTCCTCGATAACCCGCGCTATCGGAAGTGCTTCCTCGAGAAGACTGGCGAAGGCTGGGCCCGCGCTGTGCAGGCTGCCGGCTATGCCACCGACCCGGGCTACGCGGACAAGCTGATCTCGATCATTCGCGGACGCCACCTCGCGGACTATGACCGGCTGCCCGACCAGGAGAAACCATGAAACTGACCGATCTGAACCCGGAGTGGACGAGCGCTGGCGGCCAAGGCGTGACTGAAACTGCAACCGAGAAACCAGTCCCGCTACGCGAGCGGCTGGGTGTCTCGCTCGATTGCCCATGTGGCTGCCCGCACCGCCTACACCTACCGTTTGCAAATCCTCCGGATGGCCTTGGGCCAACTTGGCCGGGCTATAGCTGGCAGCGCTCGGGCGAGACGTTCCACGATCTCACACTCACGCCATCGATCCAGCGCGAGCGGCCGGCACGCTGCTGGCACGGTTTTATCACCAGTGGGGAGATCGTGACGGTATGA